TTGCTAAAGTTAAGAAAGTAAATAAACCATATGCTCGTAAGATACAGATACTAACTGTGATGGAACAAAGAGCAAAGGTAATGAAGAAAACTCAAGTGGTGAATATAGCCAAGAGAGCTAAAGCATCACTCAAGAAAGCAAGAGGTCAGAATGGCAGTAAGAAAAAAAAAGTCTAGTGGTACAGCTACTAAAAGAGATCCTGCTAAATGGGCTAGAGCTAAAGCTAGAGCAAAAGCTAAGATGGGTGGTAAGCATTCAGCAAGGGCAATGCAACTAGCAGTTAAGTATTATAAAGAATCAGGTGGTACATACAAAGGTAAGAAGAAAAAGTCTAGTAATAAACTAAGTAAGTGGAGCAAGCAAAAATGGAGAACCAAGTCAGGGAAACCGTCAAGCAAGACAGGAGAGAGATATCTTCCAGAGAAGGCAATCAAAAGCCTGTCATCAAAGGAGTATGCAGCAACCACGAAAGCAAAGAGGAAGGGGACTGCTGCCGGAAAGCAGTTCGTTAGACAACCTAAGAAGATAGCAAAGAAAACAAGAAAATTTAGGACAGCATAATGGCAGTATCAGGAACATACAACTTTAATCTAGACATAGATGAAGTTATACAAGAAGCTAGTGAGATGATTGGGGGAGAAGATACCCTTGGTCATGAACCTGCTTCTGCAAGACGTTCTATTAACCTTATGCTTAAGGATTGGCAGAACAGAGGTATACTTCTATGGACTACAGGAACTACGGCTGTAACTCTAGCAACCAGTGTGACATCATACGAGCTAAGTAGTAATACTATTAATGCTCTTGAGGTTGTACTCAGCAGAGATAATACAGATATACAGCTTACAAGAATTACTCCAGAAGAATACTTAATCATACCTGCACCAACTCAAACAGGTAGACCATCTCAGTACAGCATACGTAGAGGTAGAGATAACCCTACACTATCAGTGTGGCCTATACCAGAGAATGCTACAGATGTACTTAAGATAGAAACAGTAAGTGATATGACTGATGTAGATAAGTCTGCTGATCAGAATGCAGATCTACCTAAAAGATTTTTACCGTGTTTGACAATGGGACTAGCTTACTATATGTCTATGAAGCGTCCTCTTGTACCAGACACTAGAATAGCAATGTTAAAAACAAACTACGAGGAAATGTTAGCTAGAGCAATGGAAGAAGATCGTGAACGTGCTTCTCTCTACTTGTTACCTAGACTGACATTTTATACTTAATGTCAAGAGGTAAGACAACAAACGTATTAGCTATGTGTGATACATGTGGATTTGTGTATCAACGTAGTGTAATGAGATTAAACAGTTATGGATTACTTGTGTGTCCTGAAGACTTTGAAGGACAATATGACTTAAAGAATAGTCCATTAAATCAAGTGCCAGATGTTAGAGACAATCCTATGGTACAAGATCCTAGACCTGATACAGGTGGTAGGGGAATAACATGGGATCAATATGCACAATGGGAGACAATAGATCCAATAACACTTGCTCCTATTATAGGTAATACAACGTGGCAACTTGCAAATAGAACGTGGGATTCAATATGACAGATTTTAATGGTAAACTTATATCTAATACGTACAGGTCATTACTTACAGTTAATGCAAGTACAACAGGGACAGGTGTTACAACCTCTTTAGCAAACGTACAGACAGCAGATGGTACTCAGACTGCATTAAGAATAGCAACCAACTCTGTACATGTTAATGGAACCTTTGGAGTATCAGGAGCAGCTAGTCTAGCTTCAGGAATGCATGTAGCAGGTACAGTATGTGCTGCTAAATACTTTGGAGATGGTTCAGAATTAACAGGGCTAACAGCTTCTATTGGTGGTAGTATCTCAGTAGGTAATGCTCTCATAGATGGGACAGTCACAGTAACAGGTACAGCTATCTTTAAGGATGATGTCTCTGTAAGTGGAGCCTTGAATGTAGCAGGTAATACCTCTATAGGTGGCACACTGGTTAATACTGGAGCAGGTACGTTTAGCTCAACAGTTACAGTCGTAGGTAAGGGAACCTTTAAGGATGACGTATCAGTTAGTGGTGTTCTAGGAGTTAAGGGTAATGTATCAGTAGAAGGTAATACTTCTCTAGGAGGTACTCTTGCAGTAACAGGAGCAGGAACCTTTACAGCTAAAACTGAGTTTAAGAATGATGTATCAGTCAGTGGAGACTTAGATGTAGCTACTAATGTGTCAGTAGGTGGTACAGCAGTATTCAATGATAATGTATCAGTCAGTGGTAATTTAAATGTAAATGGTAATGTAACAGCTTTATTCTACTACGGTGATGGACGTAACCTCTCTAACGTAGAAGCTGAGTTAGGTATTGCAACAAACATTTCAGTCTCAGGTTATATTAATGTAGGTGACTTTGTATCAGTTAGTGGTACTCTTAATGTTGTAGGAGCAGCTACATTTAAAGATGATGTTTCAGTTAGTGGCAATACAAATTTATTAGGAACAGTCACAATAGGTGGTGCAGTTAGTTTAGCATCCTCACTTAGTGTAGCAGGAGCTTCTAACTTTGCAAGTACAGTCACAGTTGTAGGTGCAGCAGCATTAAAGAGTAATGTAACTGTAGGAGGAACACTAGACGTAACAGGTAATACTTCAGTAGGTGGTACGTTCTTAGCTACAGGTGCAGGTACTTTTAAAGATGATGTGTCAGTATCAGGTAATACAAGACTACTAGGTACAGTCACAGTTGGAGGAGCAGTCAGTCTTGCTTCATCACTCAGTGTTGGAGGAGCAGCTAACTTTGCATCTACAGTAACCATAGCAGGTGCAGTCAGTCTAGCATCTACTTTAAGTGTAGGAGGTGCTGCAAACTTTGCAAGTACAGTTACGGCTGTAGGTGCTGCAACATTTAAGGATGATGTATCTGTATCAGGTAATGTAGTAATAGGTGGAACAGTAACAATCAGTGGTGCAAATCTACAAGCATCTAATGCAAAGGTATGTGCATCAGCTTTTTATGGTGATGGTTCTAATTTAACAAATGTAACAGCCTCTATAGAAGGTAACATCTCTGTTAATAATGCAACAGTAGGTGGTAACTTATTTGTAGGTGGTACTGTTACAGTAGTAGGTGCTGCAACATTTAAGGATGACGTATCTGTAAGTGGTAATACAAATTTACTAGGAACTGTAACTGTAGGAGGAGCAGTAAGTTTAGCATCTTCACTCAGTGTAGGTGGTGCTGCAAACTTTGGATCTACTGTTACAATAGCTGGAGCAACTAGTCTAGCATCTACATTAAGTGTAGGTGGAGCAGTCAATCTACTCAGCACAGTAACTGTAGCTGGAGCAGCAGGTTTCTTAGGTACAGTAACAGTCAGTGGAGCTACAGGATTTCTAACAACAGTTAGAGTATCTGGAGCTACATCTCTAGAAGGTGCAGTCAACTTAGGAAGTACTCTTACAGTCACTGGAGCAGTTGTTCTAAAAGATAATGTATCCATAGGTGGTACTGTTAAGATGGGTAGCACAGCAACCATAACAGGTGCAGGAGGCTTTTTAAGCACCATCAGAGTAGCAGGAGCAACTTCTCTGGAGAGTACTGTAGTAATAGGTGGTACTGCCACTATAACAGGCAATACAGGCTTCCTAGGTACAGTCAGAGTTAGTGGTGCAGTATCACTTGAAGGTGCTGTAGTTGTAGGAGGTACAGCTACTATAACAGGTAACTCAGGATTCTTAGGAACTCTTAGGGTTGCAGCAGCAGTATCATTAGAAAATAATGTAGTCATAGGTGGCACAGCTACCATCACAGGTAACTCAGGTTTCTTAGGAACTGTTAGAGTTAGTGGTAATACAAGTGTAGGTGGTACATTTGCTCTTGCTAAGTCAGCAGCAGCTTCAGTCCATACTACAGCAATCAATGGAGTAGCTAGTGTATCTCTTAACTTTGGAGGCGCACAAAACTTCTTGACAACTGTGACAGCAGCGCATACAATGGCAAGACCAACAAATGCTAGAGTAGGACAAACAGGAAGTATATTCTTTGTACAATCAGGTGGTAGTGGTACACTATCATGGAATGCTTGTTGGAAGTTTCCAGCAGGATCTGATCCAACCTTCTCTACCTCTGGTGGTGCAGTGGATAGACTAGATTACATAGTAGCTTCTATTTCTAGTGATGACACTGGTGAAAATATACAAGCAATACTATCGCAGGAGTATAGTTAATAATGTTTAATAATAATTTGTTAATGGGTGCAGCATCAGCAGGAGAATCTTTAGTAGAAGTAGGTAACTCTGCTTTGTACACAACAAGTAGTCAAGAATTAGAAAGAACTCCGGGAAGTGCAGGTAATGTAGACAAGTTTACTTTTTCTGCATGGGTTTATTTGTGCAATCCAACTAGTGGGAATACTCCTATATTTGGTGCTAGTAATACTAGCGCAAATCAGCAAAGAATATTTACAAATACTGATGGCACATTACAATTTGATCTTTATTTGTCTAATTCATATGTAGGTCGTTTGATCACAACTCAAGTTTTAAAAGACATAGGTTGGTATCATATAGTAGCTGTATATGATTCTGGTAATGCTACTGCTGGTAATAGACAAATTTTATATTTAAATGGTGTAAGAATAACTGATCTTGCTACTCAAGAAAATGTCTCGGTAAATCAAGATGGTTTAATTTGTGGCGCAAATTTACATCAGATTGGTATGCACGATGGTTTGGGTACAAGTATGGACGGATACATGGCTGAAGCTGTCTTATTAGACGGCACAGTTGCAGACCCAAGTAGTTTTGGGCAGTACGATTCAACAGGCACATATTGGACACCTAAGTCTTCTGATGAAATTAAAGCATTAACTTTTGGTACTACAGGGTTCTACTTAGACAACACTACAAATGCACAGACAGATGCTAGTGGTACAGGTAATAACTTTACAAATACTGGAAGTGTTGCACTTAGTACGAATACCCCAACAAATATAAATACTTTAATGAATCCTTTATCTATGTTTCAAGGCATGTCTCTGGCAAATGGAAATAATAAAGTCACTTTTACAGCAGCAGCTTATACTGGAAATATTTTTACTATTCCTATTCCTCCAACTGGTAAATGGAAAATGGAAGTTGATATGACTGCCATAACTGGTGGTTTAATTAGAATGGGTATTATTGAAAAAACAGAGTACAGTCCTAAAAAT